GTTGGTAATGTTGCGGAGTTCAATCTTTTCTCCTCAAAGGATCCACCAGCCCGGTGCTATCCAAGTACTTGCTATTTTCCTTGTGCCGTCCGAGCTGTAGATGTGTCCCCAATGGTTGCGTCTGATACTTAAAACCCAGTGACGGGCTATCCCCTTTATCCTGCCAGTACTCAAGGCGTCACTATCGGTTAAGATTGTGACTCGCGGATGCATAACTCCCCCCTACCGAGGAGTTTCCAATGCGGGGAACTTGTGTGACCTCCATACTTACTTTCAGTTACTCCGACCTAATGACCTACCACAACCCATTCAAGCTTTGAGACTATCGCTACTATCACTATGGATCTCGTACTGTCACCAAACCGTTTTGTCCCTACTAATGTTCTGGCACAAGTTGATGGTGTCTAGGCATCTCGTGTGGATCGCCGTATTTACGCAGATTGATTAACAAATTTTACAGTTAACATGTTGAGCTTGTTAGAGCTCAAAGATTGCCTAACATTGGAAAGAGCTTTGGTAAGCCCTTCTTGACAACGCCACCTAGCGTGTCAACCAACGATTCGAACAAAGGTTTATCCTCTTCCAGTGCCTCAACTTCTCTGGCGCCCTTAGTGCAGCTGCATTTGAATTGGCTCCCTGTCGGAGAAGCCTGCAGACTGAAACTAACGGACCGATTGTTGCTCACCTTCCTAGTGACAGACGTCGCAGAAAATGCTGAACGCGCCACTGGTGTAGACGATTCATGCCTAGTCGAACTGGGCGAGATTGCAAACATCTCGCTGCCGATAAAGCACAAAGGGTCGTTTCGACGAGCATTTATCGCTGTCGCGTACGACAACGGATCCATGATCGTCTTACCAACACCGAAAGCCAATGAGGCTGTCTGAATCACAATCTCGTAGTTCAAACACACCTGCAGCATATGGTTGGCGCCCTGATTCCCAGAAGCCTGAGAACAGAAGACACCCATTATCGCCGGCTGATAAGAGTTATATTGCGGCTCGTAGTAGTCTGTGGATACTGATCCATCAGCGAACAAGTTGCAACTCGTGTCAGTCGGTGTATATGTCACCGTAATGCCCGGATCTTTCGGGTTGTACACTGGCGCCCAAACGGCGCCCGGAGTGTTTTGCAACTTCGTGTAATCCATATTTGCTGCTGACATAGCAGCGGACTCAAAGAAGTTGGGTGGAAGAGAGACGCCTAAGTAAGTACCGTCTGCCTTTTCAAAGCCTACTGCCGGCTGCAGGTTCATTGTAGCCGAAACCAACCTAGCGGATGAAGCGTAATCCTCGAGGAAACCGGTTATGCCTGTAACGGTTAGCTGCCTATGTCCAGTTAATGAAGTTTCCCCCATCATCTGGCCAACGCTGGAAGCATCGCCACAGGTCCATCCGATCGCATCGACGGCCGCCGTTCCACCATTGGTGGTATCATGAATCATCGGAACGATGAACCCCGGCAATTTTGCAGGGTCGCCGTTCGCGCTGCCATTATAACCCATCATGGCACCACATACACCCTGCGCGTTTGTCAAAAGCAATTGCTTAGTGACGCACTGTACAGTGACTGTTAGTGGTGAAAGTCCATCTGGTATTCTGGCACCCGCGTTGGCGACTGGATCCCGCAATGACGCTAGATAAAAGTTATGTTTATTCATCCAGTCATCGCCAAAGTCCTTCGCATCCGTAGATTTGGAAGTAGACATCAAAGGTGTGGTAGCCATCTCTGATTTAACGTTCGAAGCCTTCAAGACAGGGGTCTTCGAACCAGCTTTTGTTTGAGCAGCGCTGTTCTGCTTGGTCATTGGCGCTTTCGCCTTTTGATTCGATGCTTTTGAAGACATCGAAACCACCCCCTGACGTGGTGGTCTGCATGGCGGGATGTCACCACCGCTCATGCCGTGCGTCTGAACTGGGCGTCAAACTCCTTGACGTCCATTGCCTCGTTCCGCGGATCAAATGACCAGTTAACTAGCCGCTCCTCCATTAGGTGTTGTTGATCAGGAGAAACGCCAAAAGCGTAGAAGAACGATAGTCGAGACTCGGGCGTGATCTCAGCTTCTTCCGTTATCGTTCCAGGTGTGTAAAGTGTCTTGTACTCGCGCTCGTCAGATTCTACAAATCTGCCGCCTTTCCCATTCCTGACCAACGCCGAAGCGTAGGCTTGTAAGATCGGGACACCTTGGTTGTTGGCAAGCTCACAAACTCCCGTGCTGTAGCAATGGTTCAGTCGCCCTGTTGCGGTTTCTCCGCCATACAAGACCGTCGTACCACGACTCATTACACGAGAAGGTGTTCGCACCATTCTCCAAGATCCCCCTACACGGATCGGGTGGCACTGACAGAAAATGATCTGCTCAATTGTTTG